TCACCTCGCACGATTGGACGTCGTACAAGTTAGTGCCGCAATTACTGAGTTCTGATCTACTGAAGCCAAGACAACCTTCTTGACAGTGCATAAGCGCTTACTTCTGTTATCTCTCCCGCGAATCTTATAACGAATCATTTCGGGGCATGTCTTTTTATAAAGAACGCTGGCATCCGGAATCTCATGCTTCACGTATTCGTGCGAGATTCCGACTTCGACATGAAGCGTCGCTTTATTATTGCCAAACAATCGTTTGAATAATCCCATTATTTACCTCTTTTCCCAATATTTACCGGTATATTATTAGAACCATAAAATTTATAATAAAAGCCATGTGCCCAGCCCTCCGTCCTTTATTCAAAGGGGGAGTTCGGATGAGCAGAAAGTACATTTTTCTAAAACGAAAAGACATCTACGCGATCTACTACCGGTGCACGTGCACCATTTATTATAATTTAGATTTTTCTAATAAAACACAGATCATATTGTTACGATAAGGACCAGGAGGACTGGGTACATACTACCCAAGCCCGCCTTTTTTTTCTTCCCGATTTTCCAGCGGCGGGAACTTTCGCTCCAGCTCCTCTGGTGTGTCAGGAATGTCTGAATACTGATCGTTTCCAATAGCTGGCGCTTCTTTAAACGCAGCATAAGGAAGCTGTTCGCTTTTAAAGATTTTTGCTGGACCGGATAATGCAGTCGATGACTCATTAAAATCTGCCAAAACATCTGTTATAAAATTAAAAATACTTTCTCTATCTGAATCGTCCAAATTTAGATAATGCTCTAAAAAGATATATTCCATTTGATTCAAGTTGTATTTTCTTACAAGATTTTCAATTTCATTTTTAGGTTCTAGCAGAAACATACTTCCAGATCCAAATCGCAACCAGTCTTCACTTACATTATATTCTCTGCATATAGAGAGAATCATTTGATCAGTTAAACCTCGACGTCCACTTTCTATATTGGAAATGGATGATCTGGTTACACCTAATTTTTTACCGAATTCTTCCATGCTAAGAGATAGCGTTTTCCTTAATTCAGTGATACGCTCATTCATTTTCTCACCTCCTATCTTCCATGTATTGATAATAACACTCTATGTTTTCAAAGTCAACAAAGTTTTCAAAGTTTACAAAAATGTGTTGACAAAGTTTACAAAGAAACGTATGATAGTAACATAGAAAACAAAATGAAGGGAGATGAAAACATGAATGACAGAAAAACTTATACGGCGGCTGAACTTAATAGTGCCGAAAAACTGATGAAAATACTCTCTAGTATTCCGGAAGAAAAAAGAACCATTTTAATTATGATGGCAAATTCTTTTATGGCAGGAATGGAAGCTAAGGAATATATGAAAAAAGCATAAGGAACAGAACGATGAAGATGACAAAGATTGCGAAGGAAGTTTTATATAAAAACGATTTCTTCGCGAAGAGATATGACAAAACATGCGGAGCTGTTTACATAGCAAAATACGGAAATGGGCTCATAAAAATAGGAAGCACATCCAGTCCAAAAGAGCGTTATAAGCAACTGGCGTATAATGCACCGGAATACGCAGGTGCCAAAATCGAAGAATTTGCTATAACGAATCCTTTGGAAGAGTATCAGGACTTGGAAAAAGCTTTGCATCGTAGATTTTGGAAATGGAATGTCGGAAAAGAAATCTTTAATGTAGATTTTCAAGAAGCTGTTCAAGCAGTCAATAAGGAATTCAACAAATTTGATTATCCAAAAGCTTCAGGTTTTAAACCTACGGCTGTACCGGCTGTTATGAAGATTTTCAAGAGCGGAAGGATACCAAATGATGAAGAACAAAGAAAATTTGCAATCATGGCTTTTGAAGACGGAATGCGTGCTTATGACATTTTTTACAACTAAATAGAGAGCATACGAGGGATGCGGGACCTCATTAAAACCCAGGTCTGGTGGAGCCGACGCAGATAAGTCCACCCGGCGAGGCGACCGAAGCCTGCGGAGAATCGTCGTCATAGGGGTGGAAAGCGCAAACCCTAGTAAAAAAATCCCGGCTTGGAGGCAGATGAGAATACCAGGTAGAGAGAACGTTCGGAGCATGGACTGGTAGGTGCGTAGTAATCACGGACGGTCGGTATGAAAAACCGACACTGCAGGCAATGGGCTATACGGCTACCCCTAAAAATACTCAGGGAGCATGAGGCGACAGGTTCTTCTTTTTACTTTTGGAGAACCTGTCATAAACTGCCGGACCCAAAAAGCCTAGAGAGCATAAATACGATACCCGGAAGGAAGTGTAAAGATGATAAAGCATGTGATGAGTGATGGATCAGAGAGAGAAAGCATTGAAGGTTTGGTAGTTCCAGCCGGGCATCCAGCCTACAAGGTGATTCAGAAAATGAGAGAGGAAGGAGTGCTGATGGATGAGAGTGATACTACCAGAAAAACAAAAACAGCATAAAGAACAGAATCGGCCACTGACCAGATATGAACAGGCAATAATGCATCAGGAGAATCTGGCCAGGATCAGAGCCGAGATACCTAAAAGAAAAAGGCATAGACAAAGAATGAAGGCAGCCAAGAAAGCAGTGAAGGAGTTCCTGGTACTTACGGGAATGGGGATCTCACTGGGGCTGGCCTTCCTTTACGCCATAGAATCAGATACCTATGAGCCACCGAAACCAGAACCAAGAATGATCAAGGCAATCGGAGGCGACTACTACTATCCAGAAGATCAGTATGATGAGTACCTGAAGGAAAGAGCAGCATACATGGAACAGGGAGGTTGTGCTAATGAAAATGGCAATGAAAGATGGAATGATCAGGATTATTGAAGCAGACGTCACTCAGGCAGCAATCATCAAATCCTGGGGAAAGATGAAGTATTCCAGATCGAACCAGATGTACGAAGGACCGGTCAGCATGGAGCTTCTAAATAGACTGGCTGGACTGGTCAGACTCCCGCCGACCATCGAAGCTGTCAGAAAGAACATGAATAAGGTTCAGGAGGCGGTCGATCAGGAGCGTGTTCGCAAGGAGCCAAAGCCATTAGTAGACTATCCGGTCACAAAATCGCTGTACCAGCATCAGGTCAGAGCAGCCAATATGGCGCTGCTTACCTTCGGACTGGTACCGCCAGAGTTGGAGGAGGCAGAAAGAGAAGATGAATAGTATATTCACAGATCAGGAACACCGCATTCTGTTGTCTGCGATCGGCAGGGAACGCAAGATATGCGAAGAATGCGACAGAGAGATAGAAGACAATGACGGATACATGCTCGTGCCGTTCGTAGACAGTATCGAGAGAAAAGTATACGAGATTCAGCACCAGGACGTAGACCTGAAGAAGCACTTCCTGGTGGCTACTGAGCCGGAATGGGATCAGAAGAACCGGTTTCATAGATGCCCGTCATGCAAGCGCAGGATTCATGAGTATCACGGATTCTGTAAACATTGTGGAAAGAAAATTGACTGGCAGCCGCTCATGAAGAAAAGAAAGAAGGAGGCTGAGATTCGTGGCCGAAAAGAAGACAGGAAGAAAGCTCGTACCAGCACGAAACAAAAGTAAGAAATGGTCCAAGGAGGACGAAGAATACCTTTGCGATAACTGGGGAATAAAGAGCCTCAAGACAATCTGCAAGACTCTAGGCAGATCAGAGGACGCAGTCATTGTAAGAGCGAGAAGACTCAGATGCGGAGCCTTCCTGGATGCAGGATTGTACATCACGTACAACCAGTTAATGACAGAGCTTTATGGCTATGTAGGTGTCGGATACACAATGCGCCGGCTGATTGACAATGGGCTGCCGGTAAAAGAGAAGAAGGTAAGGCGCTGTAGATTTAAAGTCGTAGACATTGAAGACTTCTGGAAATGGGCCGAACAGAATAAAAGCCTGCTCAACTTCTCTAAGATGCAGCCGTACTGTTTCGGAGCCGAGCCAGATTGGGTAAAGGTGAAAAGAGAAAATGATAAAAGGCAGTCATGGCAGCAGGTTCCACACAACACGCCGTGGACTGAATATGACGACCAGAGGCTCCGAAGAATGCTGAAGGCGAACAGATATACCTATACCGATTTATCGCGGGAATTGCGCCGAACTGAAGGAGCTGTGAAGCGAAGAATCGCTAATCTTCAGATCAAGGAAAAACCGGTCCGGAAGAAAAGCAAAGCCTGGACAGAGGAAGAGGTCAACATACTCCTGGATATGACCGACCAAGGTTTCACTTATCCACAGATAGCAGAAAAGCTGAAGAGAAGCGCTATGGCGGTCCGAGGTAAATACGAGAGACTGCTGAACCCAAATTACATGAGACGGCATAACCGTGGGCGTTCAAAGGATTATGACTATGTCGGAATTCGAGATGTAAGTCCCGCACAAATAAGAAAAGACATGGCGGCCAGAAAGAACAACTGCTTCATCGAAGTGGACGAGCTGCCGGGAGAGGAGATGATGATATGACATCCCAACGAATCAATAAGGGCTTCGGTCTGCTGTTCGAAATGGGATGCGGTTAGGAAAAACACTGACCGCACTGGCCATTGCAGGGGCAGGGTATAAGATGGGGAAATTTAACAGAGTGCTGATCGTGGCGCCAACTTCGGTGGTTGCAGTGTGGCCACGCGAATTCCAGGAGTTCGCCGACTTCAAGTATACCTGCAGAACACTGCTGGGTGATAAGGCGCACCGACTCAGGGAGCTGAGTGACCTGCAGAAGTTCCCATTCAAAGCAATGAAGGCGGCTGTGATCAACTACGAATCAACCTGGAGAGAGGGTATCTTCGAGGCCCTTCAGGAATACGATGCCGACCTGATCATCTGTGATGAGAGTCAGAGAATCAAGACACACGATGCAGAACAGAGTAAGGCACTGCATAAGTTAGGAGACCAGGCGAGATACAAACTCATTCTTTCCGGAACACCGGTACAGAACAATGCGATTGACATCTTTAGTCAGTACCGATTTTTAGATCCTACGATCTTCGGTCAAAATTTCTACCAGTTCCGAAATCGGTATGCAGTTATGGGAGGATTCAACCGGCGGCAGATCATCGGATACAAGGACTTAGACGGACTGATTAAGAAAGAGCATTCAATCGCTTTTAGAATCACGAAGAATGAGGCTATTGACCTGCCGGAGCAGACCTTTGAGACCAGGAAGGTACACTTCAGTAAGAAGGAGCAGGACCTTTACAACCGCATCATGCGAGACAGCTATGCAGAGCTGGATAGCGGCGGTCAGATTACAGCAACCACCGTTCTGACCAAGCTCCTGAAACTGCAGCAGCTGACCGGAGGATTCCTGGTAAAAGACGATGCGGCTAAGCCGGAGCAGGTGAGTAAAGCTAAGCTGGATGCGCTGAACGATATCATCGAAGACTACGTGATCGGAGCCGGAAAGAAGCTGGTTATTTTTGCAAGATTTATTGCAGAAGTAAAGGCGATCATCGATATGGTAGATAAGCAGCTACCGAAGGGAATGAAGCAGGTAGCCATCTACGGAGACATCAAAAAGGAAGACCGAGGCGACATCGTCAAGCAGTTTCAGGAAGATCCGAACACGACTGTATTCATCGGTCAGATTGATACAGCAGGAACAGGAATCACGCTAACAGCCGCAGATACCTGCGTGTATTACTCGAAGAACTTCAACTACGCAACATACAGTCAGAGCCTCTCACGTATCCACAGAATCGGCCAGAGAAACGTCTGCACGTACATCGATCTGGAAGTAGAAAAGACGATTGATGAGCTGATCAGCAAGAGCCTGGCCAAAAAAGAGGATATGGCAAAGACAGTAGTCGATAACTGGAGGGATTTCTTCTAATGGGAGGAAGACGCTGGACGAACGATGAGATTCAGACGCTGGAAGATATGTCCGGCACGTACACAGTGGCCACGATTGCCAGGAGGCTCGGCCGGAGCTTCGATTCAGTGAACCTGAAGATGAACCGGCTCGGAATTTTAGGGTTTGAGAAGAGCACAGATTTGCTTACCATGAACCAGCTCTGCATCATGCTCGGAGTAGAGCCCAGGACTGTGAAAAAGAAATGGACCGATAAAGGCCTTCCGATATTCCGGAAAGGAAATTACATCGTAGTAAGGCAGGAAGACCTAATCCGGTATCTGAAGCAGCATCCGGAAGATTGGAATGCAGCCAACATTCCGGATGACACGCTGATCATGGGATACGCCTGGTATCAGGAAAAGAAGCGCCAGGATATCCCAATATCATATTACTGGAAGACATCTGAAAAGTCCAGACTGCAGCTTTTACGAAAACAGGGATACAGTATCAGAGAAATAGCTGAGAAGATGGGCCGATCAGAGTCAAGTATCAAATATAAATTATACGGGGAAAGGAGGAGCTGACATGGGGATATTACGTGACATCATCAGGAAGTTTTCTGATGCACTCCAGGACGGAATCGTAAAGAAGCTGGATCACACGGCTGAGAATCTTAAAAAATGGGAACGAGAGCGTTCCGAAGAATACATCAGAGAACAGTATGAGAAAGAAATGGAATGTGAAAGAGAGTCGATCAGGAATGCCGGTGTTGCATTTGCAGGTGCCGGGGTGAAAACAGAAGAAGCAGTAAATGCTGTTCAGGAAGCCATTCGTGCTATGGCAGAGCCAATATATTCTTTGGCAAAGTTTGAAAGAGAATACACGAACAACTGGCGAAAGATGCACGGCCTGCCAATGCGGAGGAGGAATTCAGATGCACGTAGAAGAAAAAGATAGAATCGTAATCTGCAAGAGCTGTCGCAGACCAGAATACTGGGGGCAGATGAGATGGCTCAATGGGAAATGCACCTGCCGGGATTGCTACCGATCAGAATGGGAAAGCATGTGAGGAGAGCAATACAGATGGAATGACCTGGACGGAAACCGTCCTACCATGCAGGATTACAACAAACAGGAGGAAGAATAGAAAAATGGGATTATTAGAAATGGTCAGAGAATACAATGAGCTTCTGGATGAAAAGGACGGCTTAAAGGAAGCCACCAAAAGAAACAACGAAGCCATTGACGAAAAGAAAAAGGAAATCGCACAGCAGATGATCGATGATGATGTGCCAAGCATCAGCGTCGGAGGATACAAATTCTTTCTGCAGGATAAGACAATCTACTCCAAGAAATCAGAGGAAGCACTGATGGCAGCCGACCTGGACTTCTTGACAGTCCTGAGAGAACAGGGACTGGGAGATATTATCAATGAAACAGTAAATCCCCGGACACTGCAGTCTACGGTAAAAAATCTGGTTGAGGAAACCGGCTCTCTCCCGGAAGACCTGGCAGAAGTACTGAATGTATACGATACATATGAAATCGGCAGAAGAAAAGAAGGCAACAAAGCAGCTAAGAAAGCAAAGGGAGGAAACTAAGATGGCAGAATACGAACAGATGGAATTTGATGTAAAACTGGAGAGCGACAGGGACCTTCAGGAGAATGTGAATCTTGCGATTGATTTTGCCTGCAAACAGGTGCAGCATGAACGTCCAAAGACAATCGAGAACAGACATGAGGCATACGGAATCCTTGCAGAGCAGTACGCAAGAGTTCAGAAGGACATGAAAGATGTGAATGACAGCTTCAAGAAATACGCTCTGATCCTCCCACTGGATGATAAGGCAGCAGTTGAAGCAGCAAACAGCATCAGAAATGCAGCCACCGAAGCTGTCTATGAGGCGGTAAGGCTGGTCGCACTTGCTAATAAGTCCATGAACGACCTCTACCAGAACAGCTCATATGAGAGCACACCACTGGAAGATTATATGGATGATCAGGAAGCGGATGGATTCGAGGAGGCAGAGGATGCCTCAGAAAGCGAGAAAGAAGATGCAGAATAACAATATAATAGCGAGGATTAAGAGCGAGGAAGTCCCGGAACAAAAATTTGAGGGAGAGTGCTTATTAGGAATCATCCTGAAGGGAACAGATGATGAAGGAAACAGAAACTCAGACGCTATCTTAATAGGTCGCGCCGATCAGGAAATGATTGTACAGGGTTTAGCTGCGGAAGTCACTCATATACTCCAACATATCTCATATGGAGATAAGGTTTTTGAAATGTTTCTTTTTCATATGTTTCGTGAAGAAATAAAATTAGCGATGGAAGGAAAGACAGTGCAGAAACGAGAGTGCATTGATTATTTGAAGGGAGAACGTCATGAGTAAAGTAAAAATCAACATCGTAGATCAGGACGGAAATAACCATAATCTTGAAAAAGATCTTCTCTTCGGATGCGCTATGGACAGTGCCGGTGAAGGAAACTGCCAGTGCATGAGCTTCTACGTCGGAGAAGGTGTGAAGAATATCACTGCATCAGGAGCAATCGCAGACGGAATTATAAAAACATTCCATGAAGTAGCAAAAGGAGATCAAAACGGAGAAGTTCAGATGCTCTGTAATGTATCCAATGTGATCAACATGAGAATCCATGAAATCTTAGGAGGAAAAGACAATGGCGGGAATTAGAGTAGAGAAGCAGGAGCTCCTGACGGTCCATGCTTCAGACGGGTCAGAAGTGAAGACAGGCGATCTGGTTATCATGAGAACGTACAGAGATGAAGATGTGCTCTGCAGATACAAAGGCGTAGAAGGCGGGTATCTGGTGACAGAGACCTATGGAGACGGCTCTGAAAAGAGATATCGCACAAACAGCATCAAAGAATGCAGCATCGTAGAATCAATCACTATCAAAGAAAAAGGAGAGAATGAATAATGGCAAACGAAGTAGCAGTGGTAAATAAATTTGACATCGTAACTGGATATGAGGATATGGACGCGGAACTCTTAGAGGAGCTCCAGGACGAAATGGAAGACCTGGATGAAGTGAAAGGTATCTCCTGCAAAAAAATCAAGATTCCTTCAGGAGGAGGAATCGCATTCGAGGTAGAAACGGACGATCCGGAAAGCCCGGACTCTATCAAGGAACTGGAGGCTATCGTGATTTTCACTCACAGAATCAATTCATACTGGGCCGAGAGCTTCGGCGGTTCTGACAACAAAGCTCCGGATTGTAGCTCCTTTGATTCAAAGAAGGGCGTCGTATTCGATACAGGAGAAATCAGAGACTGTGACACATGCCCGTATAACGAATACGGAGAAAACGGAACCGGAAAGCCGTGTAAGAACATGAGAAGAATGTACCTTCTTCTTTCAGGGAAGCCTGGCGTATACCTTTTAAGCGTTCCACCGACATCCATCAAAGAAGTGAATAACCAGTTAGCAAGACTCATGGGAGGAAGCAAGATTCCATACAGCCGCATGGTCCTGAAATTCAAGCTGACAAAGGATAAGAATAAGAACGGAATCGTATACAGCAAGGTCGGCATTGAAAGAGTCGGCATGCTTCCGCAGGAATACTTCAAGACAACAGCAGCCATGAGAAAAGAGCTGAAGGAGAAATATAAAGAAGTTGTGATCACATCCGATGATTATACTGCAGCTCCTGCAGATCCAGTTGTTAATAAAGAGGGATTCATGGACGTAGACGCAGCCGGTGACATTCCGGAAGAGTTACCATTCAACTAAATCAGGCGGGGAGGGAAACCTCCCCTGAAGGAGAACAGACATGAAAACTTACAAAGAATATGTAGAAAAGGGATTTGTCGGAGCTCCGGAGCTGTATTTGAAGAATGGAGATGAAATCGACATTGCACTGGCAGCAGAGCTGATCAGCGGGACCGACATGGATGTAGCTGATCTGGAAGCATGGGACGGAGGAATTCTTCAGAGCACACATCCGGCAGATATCATCGCCAGCCAGGGAACCTTTGACACGATCTACCGAACGAGCTGGATGAAGCCATTTATTTATAAAGGCCAGTGCTTCGCAGGAAAGATGATAAATAAGAATCCAGAGCTGAGCCGGTACGTGTACATCTGCAGCGCGTACAATGCAGAATCTGAAAAAGAACGTACAGCCAATCTGATGCTGGCTAGGAAATATTGTAGATGTGTCGTGAATGAAGGGAACATTCCAATTGCTCCACATGCATATTTTACAAAGTTTATGGATGACAAAAACGAGGTGGAACGGAGCCTTGGACAAGAAATCGGCATTGAACTTTTGAAGAAAGCAGACTCCATGATTGTCATGATCCGGAATGAAAGAATCAGTGCAGGAATGGAAAGAGAAATCAAATACGCCGCGAATAAACTCGGCATCCCGATTGATATAAATTATTTAGATAGAAAAGGAAGGTAACTGAATGAATACGGCAGAAGTTGATATCGATAGACTGGTAGACTATAAAAGCGAATACACGCAATATATAAAGAAAGCCAAGATTACCGGCGATCAGTTAATCGGACTCTGCCCGTTCCATGATGACAGAAATAACAGCTTTTCAGTAAACCTGAAGACCGGACAGTGGCATTGTTTCTCGGAGGATCGCGGCGGGAATTTCACACAATTTTACGCAGAGATTAACGGCATGGATACAAAGGAAGCGTATAAGCAGATTCTAGAGAAATACGGAGTCGTTCAGGAAGAGAAGAAGGAGGAGCCAAAGCAGAATAAGAGCTGCACTCTGGCACAGTATGCGTTTGAAAAGCGTCTGCCGGAAGACTGGCTAAAGGAAAGCTGCAGACTCTCTACGGTAAAAGGAAGAGATGGGAATACTTACATGAAGATCCCATACTTTGACGAAAATGGCCAGGAGGCCACATTCAGAAAGAGGTTTGCAAATAAGGACTTCCGATGGAAATATGGTTCTTCCGGAAAAATCGGACTGTATGGAGAATGGCGACTGCCACAGATCCGGCAAGCAGGATATGCGGCCATGGTGGAAGGAGAATCGGACAGCCAGAGTATGTGGTACATGGGAATCAGTACGCTCGGCGTACCAGGAGCCTCTATGTTCAAGCCGCATCAGGCTGGAATGCTCCAGAACTTAAAAGTTTATATCCACCAGGAGCCAGACAAGGGCGGCGAAACGTTCCTGAGAAAAATCATCGAGGGACTCAGAGAGGGCGGGTTCATCGGTAAAGTATACCGATGGAGCTGCAACCAGATCGGATGCAAGGATCCGTCCGCAGTCTACCTCAAATTCGGAAAAGAAGAAGCACAGAAAAAAATTATGCGTCTGATCGAAAGCGCTGAAGAAATTGACCTGGATGCACCGGAAGAAATACCGGAAGCAATCCAGGGAGCACCGGTAAATCTAAGACAGCCGGAAGGCTGGATATATTCAGACAAAGGAATTAGCCATATTGACGAAAAGAAATACACGCCGACGCTTATCTGCAGGACGCCGATCATACTGACACAGAGACTCAAGAGCCTGGAGACGGGAGAAGAGAAAATGGAGATTGCATTCAAAAGGGACGGAACATGGCATAAAGCAATATTCCCACGTTCTACAATCTTCACGGCCAGAGGAATCACAGTCCTGGCCGATCTCGGATGTACAGTGACATCGGAAAATGCAAAAATGGTCGTCCGGTTCTTGTCGGCGCTCGAAGCGGAAAACATCGATGTAATCCAGAGGGCAGACGCCACGTCAACCTTCGGATGGCAGCCAGGAAAGCGATTTATACCAGGAAGGGAACAAGGAATCGTATTAGATATTGATCCGAGTCAAAAAGGCATGGCGACAGCTTATTGTCAGATAGGCGAGGAATCCAAGTGGATCGAGACCATGAGGCCACACCGGGAAAGAGACAAGTTCAGATTCATACTGGCGGCCAGCTTTGCAGCCCCGCTCCTCCGGATCCTAAAACAGAGAATCTTCTTCGTGTACAACTGGGGTGGATCCAAAGGTGGAAAGACTGCAGCATTAAAAGCTGCACTGTCAGCCTGGGGAGATCCGGAACGCTTGATGGTCAATTTTAATGCTACACAAGTCGGCCTGGAAAGAACCGCCAGCTTTTACTGCGACCTGCCACTCGGAATTGATGAAAGACAGCTGGCTGGAAGAAATCAGGAAGGTCTGGAAAAGACGGTTTACATGATCGCATCAGGAACCGGAAAGATCAGAGGAAGCAAAGGCGGGGGACTGCAGGCAACCCATCAGTGGAGAACAGTCGCACTGGCCACAGGAGAGGAACCAATGAGCACAGAGACAACTCAGACCGGTGTTAGTACCCGTGTATTGGAGATTTACGGTGGTCCATTCGACAACGAAAAAGACGCCGGCAGAATGCATCAGGAAGCAGGAATGAACTGCGGATGGACAGGTCCTGCATTTGTCAACCGCCTGATCGGGCTGGATGAGCGACAGATCACGGATAAATACGAAGAGATGCTGAAGTACGTCAGCCAGATCGCAGACGGAAAATCCGGAAGCCATGTGGCTGGAATCTCGGCGGTAGCATTAGCCGATTCCATGATAGATTCATGGTTTTTTACACAATCGGGTGAGGAAAATGTGGATAAATCTACAGAAAATGAGCTCGATGTGAGTAACTCTCTGGATATTCTGGATACCTCATGGGAAAGAGCGAAACAAATGGCAGCAGCCATCCTTCAGGAGCAGATGAATGCAGACGTCGGGGATGTGAATGAGAACGCGCTTCAGTTCGTAGTGGACTGGGTTCTCCAGAATCGGTTGTACTTCGGAGAAAAAGCAATCGGAACATGCCTGGGGAAATTTTCAGAATCAGGAAACACGGTGTACATATTCCCATCGGCTCTGAATCAAGCCCTGACAAAAGCAGGGTACAGTCCAAGAAAGACGCTCAAGTACATGGCAGACAGAGGACTGATCGCAACCGTAGACAGGAAGGACCATAAAGGGAAGGTATACCAGGTCGTGAAAAAATTCGATAACCGATCCTGCAGATTCGTACAATTCAGCATCGGAAAACTATCTGAGAAGGCAGATGCCGTAGATATAGAAGTTGAAGAAGAACAGGAAGAATCGGTTCAGAAAGACAATGATGGATTCATGCCAGTTCAGGAGAGCTTTGATCTTCCATTCAACTAAAGAGCTGGTGCAAAATTCATCAAAAAGGTTACACCAATAAAAAAGGTGTAACCTATGGTGTAACCTTAGGTGTAACCCCTGAAACCCGCAGAAATCAAGGCTTTCTGGGTACTGGTTACACCAGTTACACCTAAAATACAAATATACACTAAAATATTTTGAAATTTGTCACATGATGCAGAAATTCTTGCAGCGCATGTAAAATTCTTAAAAAAAACGGTGTGTATTAAAAAAAAGGTGTAACTGGTGTAACTTACCCAGAAAGCCCCGTAAAATAAGGCTTTTTGCGTTACACCTAAGAAAAATGAAAAGGTGTAACCATTAGGAGACAAAATATGGATGAATACCGGAAAAACGTTGATATTCTGCGGAAAAACAGGGAAAACGTGCCTCTTGCAGAATTAAAAACAAAATATGCGAAAGGATACCTGCAGATTTGCGAAAAGATCAAAGAGCAAACAAAACGTGAGATTTCTGCAATGATAGCTTGTGGAATGATTATTTTGGAAGAAGACCGGACAGAAACGATGCCAAAAATCATAGCAGAAGTTCAGAAAATCGTCGATCAGGAAACAGAGGCAGGAACCATGAAAGAAATCAGTCGGTTGATCTTTTCAGAATTTGATGTAGACAAGGCAATGGACCTGGCTGCAGAGAAGCTGGCCATCCCAGCATTCGAGAAAGCATACGGTCCGTATTTCAAAAAAAAATGCAGACTGCAGGAAGGCAGATATGTCTGCGACCTGCTGCCAGGAATGACATGGAGCGAAGAATACGGAGTCTGGATATCCGATGACGGAATGAGTTTTACACTTATGCTGCCGCCGATCCAGAGTGACGGAAGGGAGAACATAGATGGCAATTAAGAAAATTATGGATAAAAACAGCAAAGACAGGAATCGGTGCATCCGGTGCGGAGCACGCCTCCTGTCAAAGATTGAAGAGGGCCGGATCGTGAAATGCAGGAAATGCGGGTGCGGTCACCTGGTACACTTCACAACAAACGGAAGCCTGATCTTCACAGATGTGGATCGCAAATATTTATTTGAAAAGGAGAACAACGATGAGCAATAAAGAAAGATTTGAAAAATTACTGAGCAAAGCATCAGAAAGACCTGGATTTGATGGACTTATGAATTATATCCGCAAGAGTGACTTCTATACAGCTCCGGCCAGCACAAAGTTCCATCTTTCCTGTGAGGGAGGGCTTCTGCAGCACAGCTTGAACGTGTATGACGCACTGATCGGAAGACTGCTGCCAGGAGAAGAGGATGCCTTCAGATACCAGGTCAATGGAAAAGACGTGGCCACATTCAAAGGAGCGACACTGGCAATCGTGGCACTTCTCCACGATCTGTGCAAGACAAATTTTTATGAAACGGAGATGAGGAACCAGAAGACCTATGATCCGGAGAAGGTGAATGCTGCAGCTGCATGGCAGGTCAAGAAAGACAATGCCGGCCAGTTCATATGGGAATCCGTGCCGACCTATGTGGTGAATGATAAGAATCCATACGGCCACGGAGAAAAGTCAGTCATGATGATCGAGGAGTTCATGAAGCTCACAATGGAAGAGCGCTACGCAATCCGGTGGCACATGGGAATGGGAGACTGCACGTACAATGAAGTCCAGGCATTCAACAAAAGCTGCGAGAAGTTTCCACTGGTTCTCCTGGCCCATATTGCTGATCAGGAAGCCTCACACTTCATGGAAGACATCCAGGGAAACAGAGGACTCTTTCAGGAGCAGGAAATCCCGGTTGATGAGTTCCAGGAAGCCGAACCGGTATAGATCGGAGGAGAGAGATGGCGGCAAGAGTTATAATCGCTGTTTTGATTACAGTCTTTGCGGTTGGAATAACAGAGTTCCTGATAGCAATCTACATGATAGTCAGAAGCAAGGACTCTCCGGCCAGGCGAGAAGCAAGGGAGCTCGACGATATCGGTCAAATTGAATATTTGAAAACATACATGGAGAAGCAGCAGGAAAAGGAGAGAAGACGACGTGTTAGAAAATTACGAAAAAAATTTCGACGAAAACGCATTCGTGAGAAGTTTCATGGAATCACAGGGAATCACAAGAAAAAGTAAGGCGCTGGCAGAGCTCCGGAAGCGGATCAAGAGTGAAGGATACTATCAGACAAAGATCAAGACAGCACTGAAGAAGAAATACCCGAACGCATTCGTCCGAAAGATTAGCCAGGGAGCCTACAGTGAAGGCGGGACTCCAGATATCATGATGATCAAAGATGGCCATTACTTCGGATTTGAGGTCAAACGTCCGGTAGTAGGCGTCAGATCTAAGCTTCAGGAAAAAACAATTGAAGAAATCGAGGCGGCAGGCGGGACTGCTGCCTTTGCAACCTGGCCGGAGCAGGCAATCGAGGAGGTAGAACGGTATGAGAAAACAAAAAGATAGATATTTGATCAATAGAGTTATGTACAAGAACATCAAGAAATACGACCATCAGCAGATGGAAGAGTTTCTGACGGACGTATATAAGAACGGATACCAGGACGGAAGAGAGTCCGTGCCAGGAATTGAACTGGAAGACGTAAAGACAGCACTTCGAGGAACAAAGGGAATTGGACCGGTCGTGTGGCAGCGCATCACAGAACGCCTGGCCGATCTTTTCAGAAAGGAAGAAGATAATCATGGAAAATAGATGCATCTGCTGCGGGGCGGTCATTCCGGAAGGAATGCAGGTATGCCTGAAATGCAGAGTAGAAAAGGAGTAGAATCTAAAGAAATGCGAACGTAAAGAAGAGGAAGTGGAATGAGAAAAACAGAGATTGTGCCTTTTGTGAAATGGGCAGGTGGAAAACGTCAGTTATTAAGCCAGATTCAGGAGAGAATGCCTGAAAACTATAATCATTATTTTGAACCGTTTGTGGGAGGCGGTGCTGTGTTTTTTTGGACGCAGCCTTCAAAAGCATTAATTAATGATATAAATAAAGCGTTGATTAATACTTATCAAAGAATCTGCAACAGTCCCAAAGAGTTTTTAAGTGAAGTAAATAAAATAGATTCTGAGATGTGGGAAGATGGAAAACAGTATTATTATAGCATTAGGGAACGTTATAATGATAAGTTAATGAAATCGGAATATGATGTAGAATTGGCGGCATTATTCGTTTTTCTGAATAAACATTGTTTTAATGGTTTGTATCGGGTAAATGGAAAAGGTCTTTTTAATGTGCCATATAATAACAGTCGCAGAGCATCTGTAGAAGAAAATGTAATTTGGGCTGTTTCAGAATATCTTCAGAATATTACAATTTTGCAGGGAGATTTTGAGGATGCCTGTAAAGAAGCGAAGAAGGGAGATTTTGTATTTTTGGACAGTCCTTATGCGCCATTGAATCCTACTTCGTTTGAAGCCTACACAAAAGAGGGATTTGATATAGAAAGCCATAAGAGACTGGCAAAACTTTATGATGAATTAACAATGAGAGGATGTTACTGTATGCTTACAAATCATAATACAGATTTGATAAACGAGTTGTATGGAAATAAAGGTTATAAAATAGATGTTGTAAGCGTCAGGCGTATGATTAATTCTGATGCATCTAATAGAGTGGGAGAAGAAGTAATAATATGTAATTATTAGAAGAAGTTAGAGACTTTGCAGGAATGTATTTTCACTTTACAGGACTGACTTGACACAAATTTAAAATACGGTATAATGGCAGAATATACGCATTTTGAAAGGAGATAGGTATGAACCAGATTCTGACAGGAATAAACGATTTCATGTACACGTATATTCTGCTGATTTTGCTTGTGGGTGCTGGTGTATTTTTTACCGTATTTACAAAGGGAGTTCAGATTCGTTTATTGAAAGATGGACTAAAATCCATTATGGAAAAGAAAACCGGAAATGAGGGAGAAAAATCGGTTTCTTCTTTTCAGGCATTGATGATTTCTACTGCTTCAAGAGTAGGAACCGGAAATATTGCCGGAATTGCAACTGCAATCGCAGCGGGAGGACCGGGAGCGGTTTTCTGGATGTGGGTTATGGCAGTGGTCGGCAGTGCGTCTGCTTTTATTGAGAGTACGCTGGCTCAGATTTATAAGGTAGAAGAAAATGGACAGTTTCGAGGTGGTCCATCTTACTACATGGAAAAAGCATTAAAAAAACGCTGGCTTGGAATCCTGTTTTCCATCGCATTGATTATCTGCTTTGCCTATGGATTTAACGGACTTCAGTCCTTTAATATGTCTTCCGCATTAGAATATTATATTCCGAATTATTCGCAGACTCATGTACCGATGGTGGTTGGTATTGTACTGGCTGTTTTATTTGCGGCAGTTATCTGGGGCGGTGCACATAGAATCGGAGTGATTACTTCTTTTATTGTTCCGGTTATGGCAGTTGTTTACATCTTAATTGGAATCTATACCATGCTCACGAATTTAAGCAGTATTCCGCATGTATTTGGTATGATTTTTGAAAATGCATTTAGTGCCCGTTCTTTTGCCGGAGGATTTGCCGGAAGTGCGGTGATGATTGGAATCAAGAGAGGGTTGTTTTCAAATGAAGCCGGTATGGGTAGTGCGCCAAATGCAGCGGCATCCGCAGATGTTGACCATCCGGTCAAACAGGGGATGGTGCAGGTGATTTCTGTTTTCATCGATACACTTTTAATCTGCAGTACCACGGCTATGATGCTTCTGATTTCCGGAGTGCAGGGAGAAAGCGGAGTATTAGATGGAATCCCATTTGTACAGGAAGCAATCCGTGCGAACATTGGACAGTGGGGAATTCATTTTATTACAGTCTCTATCTTTGCCTTTGCTTTTAGCAGTCTGGTTGGAAATTATTATTATGCGGAATCCAATATTTTATTTATCAAAAATAATAAAATTGTGTTAAATCTTTTTCGTGTTACTTGTGTCGTAGCCATTTTTCTTGGAGCACAGGCGGATTTTTCTGTAGTTTGGAACATCGCAGATATCACAATGGGATTGATGGCAATCATTAATATTATTGCGATTATGATGCTTAGGAAGATTGCAATCAAAGCACTGAAAAATTATGAAGAACAGAAAAAAGCCGGAAAGAATCCGGTGTTTAAAGAATCCGATATTGAAATTAAAGATACGGTGTGGAAATAA